AGCTGAATATACTTTTGATAAAGCTGATAGAGATATTTTAGAGCCATTTGGAATTAATCCAATTGTTTTCCAAAGAGGAGTTGGTTTAACTATTCTTGGAAACAAAACAGCTCAACAATCTATTAAATCGGCATTAAGTTCTGCACATGTAAGAGAAGTACTTATTTACATACAGGATGGAATCAACGATATTCTTAAGGATTATGTATTTGAGTTTAACACAGTTCAAGCGAGACTAGAGATTAAAACTTTAGTTGACTCGTTCCTAGAATCAGTTAAACAAGACCAGGGAGTTTACGATTTCAAAAACATTATGGATTCTACTAATAATGACAGCGAGGTAATCGATAACAACATGGGAATTATAGATACTTACGTCGAGCCGGTTAAAGGTTTAGAGATTGTAGTTCACAGAACAACAGTTCTTAACACTGGAGAAATCGCAGCTGGAAGTTTCCTATAAAAAAACGAATATATATTAAAAATAAATAAATAAAAATTATGGCATTACCGCATTATTCACAAGACCAAACTAGTAAGAAAGGTAAAAACTTTGAACCAATTCAAGCTAATTTGTTTGAGGTTACAATTTTACCTCCTGCTGGTGTAAATGACTCAGGTCTTTTACTACAACATATCAACTCAATTAGTGGACTTGATTCATTATACAAAGAGGTTGCTGCAGTTGAGCAGAAATATAAGTTTGCAACTCGTTCATATGCTGGTATGCCGGACGGTTCTGCAGCTGATGTTACTGTTAACTTCTCACTTAACCTAAACGACGCTAATCAAGCCTATCTTTATAAAACTATAAGACAGTGGTATACTTCACAATACGATCCGCAAACTGGAGAAATGGGTCTTAAGAAAGATTATACTGGAACTATCGTAATCGTACAATTTAATAGAGCTGGAGATATTTACAGAACTATTACTTTAGAAGATTGCTTTATAACTTCTGGATTAGGAATTACTGCTGAACTAAGTTACGAATCAGCTGATCCTCAAACTCTTGAAGTTGCTTGGAGATGCGATACTTGGAGAGAAGTTTTATCTTAAATAATTAAATAATTTAGAGGACGATAGAAATGTCGTCCTTTATTTTGAAACAAAAATATAATATGTTATACTAATAATATAAAAGATCATGACAAATAGATTAACAAAGAAATTACAGGTTCTATTGTCAGACGAAACGGTTACATTAATCAACAGAATAATATTAAACGATGCATTAGAAAACGAAGAAAGACCAGTATCAGTCTCAGCATTTATAAGAGATTTAATAGAAAAAGAAATTAAACATAGACCGTCCGCTGCAAAAGAATGGGACAAAACAAATATAAGTAAACTTAAAAACAAATAACAATGGCTAAAAAAGACAAAAATACAGATTTGGACAAAGATTATAAAAATCTTGTAGAATCTGCGGAAGGTTCTAATGAATCTCCACAAGAAGAAAGAGTAGAACAGGGCAGGGTTAACATGGATAAATTTAAGAGAGACGAGGCAGCACCTGCAGACTTTCACTTAGGTTTTCATGATATTCCAGTTGCTACGCTACCGTCAGGTGGCATGTTTTATCCTAATAAAACTCAAATTTCAATAAGATCTGCAAAGGTTGCAGAGATTAGACATTTTTCAACAGTTGATGAACAAAATATATTGGATATTGACTCTAAATTAAATGATATATTAGAATCATGTATCAGGGTTAAGTCTGGTAGTAAGATGATGTCATATAAAGACCTCTGTGAGGAGGATAGGTTTTATGTTATATTATCAATAAGAGACCTAACGTTCCCAGATCCAGAATCTAGGTTAGCCCTAGACCACAAGGATAAGAAAGGTAAGACTCATAACATTGTAATCGAAAAGAAATACTTTCAATATTTTAGTATTCCAAAAGAACTGGATAAATATTATGATTCATCTGATAAAACCTTCTTAATTAAAACAAAATCATTTGGTACTATTACGATGAGACCGCCTTCAATCGGTATCATGCAACATATGACTGGATATATCAAAGAGAGACAGGCAGAAGGAGTCGAGATTGACTCATCAGTTATTCAAATCATTCCATATCTTGTAAGTGAATGGAGAGGTTTTGATAAGAAGAAAATCTTTGAGTTTGAAATGGAAATGAACAATTGGTCAACAGCAAAATATAGCTTAATCTATAAATTAGCAGAAAAAATGAAAGTTGGCGTGCAGCCCAACATGTTAGTTGCACTTGATGGTGGGGAGGACGTTGAGATCCCCATCAACTTTCGTGACGGAATCAAATCTCTATTCATTATTCAAGATATCGCTGGAGAACTTCTTTAAAACGAAGTTTTACATATATTTTAAACTGCATATTCAACCGTCAGAGCTTGACAACATGGAATACTATGAATTTCATTATTTAGTTAATGACCTTGTAGATCATATGAAAATGGAAAACAAGCAAAATGCCGGACAACAAGAACAGGCAAGTGAAATGACAGGCAGCATGAAAATGCCAAGCATGAAAATGCCAAGCATGAAAATGCCGAAAATGTAACTTAGAATCCATCACTAATTAGTGGTGGATTTTTTGGATATATAGAATAGGTAAAAAACACCATTATATAGTATATGAAAATTCCAATACTTTCAAAGTTATTTAATCCTTTGCATCGAATCGCAGCAGCATCGGAATCCAATAACGCACTAACATCTCAGATACACACAGTACTTACGGTTGATTTAAAGAAAGCTGCAATTGAAACTCATAAGGAGTTAAAGAAACAGACAGCTATATTAGGAGATATTAGACAACTCCTAAAAACGACTAAAAAGGAAAATAAAGATAATAAGAAGGGAGCTAGTGGTGGAGTTAAGATGCCTGATATGATGGGCGTTGTCAAGGGTGGTTTTGCTGTTGTTCTAATGGCAGGAGCTCTTGTTGCAGCATCGGGCATACTTAGTTTCATGGTAGTACCCACTACAGAGCAACTACTATCTACTCTTGCGATTGCTGCCGTTTTTGCTATATTGGCTCCAGTTTTCTCTAAAATATCAGCCTCGATTACTCAAGATGCTGGTGAATCTCTAACTGGTAAACTTACAGGAGTCGGACTTAAAGATATTTTAAAGTCTGCTGGTATTATGGTTTTGACTATGGTTGGAATGGCCACGGCAATAGCACTGTCTTCTTGGGTATTAAGTTTAGTTAAGGTGATATCGATGGAAACATTTCTTTCTGCACTAGCAATTGCAGCTGTTATGGTTCCTCTAGCAATTGCAGCAGCAAAGCTTATAGACGCAATGAAAGAGGGTGGAGTATCAATGGATATGGCTGGAGTTGGTATGGTCGCGATGATGCCATTAATTATGGTTGGAATGGCTGCTGGAATTGTTGCAGCTTCTTGGGTTTTAAGTTATACGAAAACTATTGATGATAAAACCTTTTGGGCTGCACTTATGGTAGGAATTATTATGATACCTCTAGGTATTGCCGCAGCAGCACTTATGATAGGAATGAAAGAGGGTGGAATAGAAATGAACCTAAAGGGCGTCGGTAAGGTTTTGCTGTTGCCATTAGTAATGGGTGCGCTGGCACTTGGAATTGTAGCAGCAGCTTGGGCTATGCAATTACTACCTAGTAAATTTGTTGCACCAGATGTGCAGTGGTCGCTTGATGTTGGTTTAGCTTTATTTGTGTTTTCAGCATCCTTCGCTTTGATTGCACATAGTGTTAAAGGATTAGGGGCTAAGGGTATGTTCGCTGCAGCTTTTGCTATCCCAATAATTGCATTAGGAATTGTAGCAGCCGCTTGGATTATGCAATTACTACCTGCCGTCTTTGTGGCACCCCCCGCAGAATGGTCATGGGACTCTGGACTTGCATTGGCAGTGTTTAGTATTAGTTTTGCTGTAATGGCTGTTGTTGCTAAACTAGTAGGAATAAAAGGACTTTTACTGGGTCTACTTGGTGTTGCAGCAGTTGCCATCGGTATATTAGCAGCTGCTTGGATTTTTAGTGTTCTGCCAAGCGACTTCGTTGCACCCGACTCAGATTGGGCCTTTAATGCTGCTCTTGCAATATTCATGTTTTCAATACCTCTTGGCGTTATCGGAGGACTTGCAATGTTATTAACTCCGGTTGGTTTATTATTAGGTGCAGTCGGTATGATACTTATTGCCGGTGTTATTTGGGTAGTTGCATGGATATTTAGTAAATTACCAGATGTAAATGTATCAGCAATGGATAAAATGGCAAGAGGTCTTATGTCACCATTACACGCAATGATAGACGTATTAAAAAGATTTAAAGAAGAAATTGGTATTAAAAATATGCTAGGACTTGCTGGTGGTATTATGGCGATAGCAGCATCTTGGCTTATGTTGACTGCAGCTATTGTTGGACAGGCAATAGGTGGAGTTGGTTCAGCACTTGGTAATGCCGCTTCAGGATTTATTAATTGGGCGGCTGGAAATGAAGAAGAAACTCCATTTACTATATTAGACGGTTTAGCTAAAAGATCGAGGTCTATTATAAAATTAGGTAAACCTCTTGGTAACATAGCAAGAGCAATGAGTACTGCTGGTCTAGAACCGTTCATCAAAGCAATACATTCTGTTAAGAAATTATCACATTACGACATTGAAAGCCCCGCAACCCAATTAGAAAGAGTTAGAGATGTATTTAAGGCTATTGGTTATTACGCAGGTGCTCTTAAATCTGCATTTATGCCGTTACATATTTTAATGAAAAAAACATCGACGATGATTAGCTTAGCAATTCATTTAAGAATAGTCGCAGCCGCTTACGGTGAATTTGCTAAAAGTACACATCAAACTAATATACCTGCAGTTTGGGCTTCAGTAGCGATGTTTAATTCGCTATCAAGACTTGCTGGGATTGCGAATGCCATGGTTATGGTTCAAATGGCAGTTGCTAGTATATCTTCAAATTCTGACAGATTTATTTTGGCGCTAAGTCCTATATCTAATTTAACCCTAAGAGTAAGACAACAGATACTTGAGCAATCCGCCAACTCGATTAAATCTATTTCAGATTCATTTCAAGCAATAATAGACACAGCAGGATCAATTGAGGATGACGATTTATTTTTAACTTCTGAGTTATTTAAACAATTTAGAAAACTTGCAAGATTAGCAGAGCCTATTGAGCTTATATCTATTTCATTTACAAATATATCTAAAGAGGCTAGTAATGTAGCAGGTTCAATTAAACCACTTGAAGTATTCTTCAATATGAAAAATGCTTTAGCATTTCGACACAGCGCAAATTCACTCAATAAGATGCAAAAATCTTATGGTAAGTTTGCAAATCATACTAGAAAAATAAATATTGAGGCAGTAAACGCATCCACAAGAATGTTCACTGCTTTGTCTGATCTAGCAAAAGCTGATGGAGATAGCGTAATGAAGATATTAGCAGAGGAATTATTTAAAGCAACAAAAGAACTTAGTATTGTTGTAGAGAGGTTAGAAACTACAGTGCAATCACAAGCAGAAGCTCAAAGAGGCAGCGGTAATCTTATTGAAGATGCGCTATCTGCGCTTAAAGGCGCAATTCAAGGAAGTACTGCACAGGCATCTGCAACCGTTGACGCAATGGAAGGTACTCAAGAGGTTAGAGTTGTTAATTTCGATCAAGTTATACTAGCTCTTAATGAGGTTGAAGATAGACTAGGCCTTCCACTTACGGTTAGCATGGAAGACGAGGCTTAAACATTTTTCATTTTACCTATATAATAATTGTAAACACATAAAAACTTATTATGAAAACAATTATGACGTTCTCGGGTGCTTTCGCCCTTGCATTTATTCTAATGGTATTTTGCACATACCCAGTTATGTTGCTTTGGAATGGATGTTTAGTTCCAGCAATAGAAACCGTTAACCCAATTACATTTTGGCAATCATTGGGTATTTTAGTACTTTTGAATATTTTATTCAGCACGCCTTCTAAACCAAGCAATAATGAATAACGTTCTTTTATACATTACAATAGGTTGCATATTCTCATTCATTTTCAAACTGATACAAGATTTATTATTTAATAAAGAGCCTAAACTTGAAAAATTATCTGGGTTTGATTTAATAGTATTAACTGCAACTTGGCCGTATTGGTTTGTCAAATTCACATTTTCATATTTAAAGGGTATTTTTGAAACAAAATAAAAACCTAATATATAATATCTTAAACAGTAATTAATGTCGAGTAAAATAGTATTAGTTGGAAAAGCAGCCTCAGGAAAAGATTTCTTTAGAAAAAGAATGATGGATAAGGGCTTTACATTTGGAGTGTCTTGCACGACTAGACTGAAAAGAATCAAAGACAATGAGGTCGACGGCAAGGATTACCACTTTAAATCAGACAAAGAATTTGACACTTTAATAGAAGCTGGAGAATTCGTAGAATACCAATCATTTAATGGATGGAGATATGGTATAACAAAGGATGAATTTGATAATTCTGATGTTATGATTATGAACGCAGAAGCCGTTAAATTACTTCCTAGTGAATATGCTAAAAGATGCTTTATAATATACTTAGATATTCCGCTAGAGACCAGGATTGCTAGAATCACCGAAAGAAACGATATACACGACAACGTAATGAGAAGAGTCAATGATGACGAAAAACAATATTTAAACTTTTCTCAATTCGATTGTAAAATAACTAACTCAGATTTTTAAACTAAATAACAAATAAAAATGACTAAAATGAAAAAAGTGGAAAACACCGCAAAAACTCCGTTAACTCTAGAAGAGGTAACAGAAACAAGAGACAGTCTCGTGACTGAAGTTGAAACAAAGCAAAATGAATTAGCAGATGCCAAATACGGTATTACTTTCGACGATATTAAAGACATATCTAGAGTAATGAAGCATCTTGATAAGAATACTTCTTGGACTATTAAAGATGCTGCTCTAGTTATAAATCTATATGATAATCTTAAGCTTGAAAAGGCTAGAATTAAGGCTGAAGGCGCAGAACCTACTGTTAATTTAGGTGCTATTGATTTAAACTCATTGTACAAGTCTTTAACGACAGCAGACGGAAATGGTATTGAGGCTGCTAGAACTTTTATTACTCTATTAACTAATATTGGTTCTCAGATTAGCGAAGCGATGCAGAAGATGGCAGAGGCCAACCAAGCAATCCAAGGCATGCATGTTGAATTAGCTGAACTTGATGCTAAGATCGATGAGATGTCTACTGAAAAAGTTGAAGCTGATGAAATTATCGAGTAAATCTAAGAAAAGATTAGAACTTCTTGATGTTATAACTGAGGGTATTACAAGTCATGAAATCTTTGAGACGATTGACTATAAGAACCAAAATGAAGATAAGATAAAGCAATTCATTTACCCAAACCTATTAAACGCTATAACTTCTTGGATTTCTGAAAAAAGAGGATTTGAACCTGGTCTGGCCCGTAAAAAGGCTAAGACCATGGTCAAATGGGAAGGTGATGTTAAGACTACTGTCAAGAACATCCATTTCATGGGTACTGCAAACCGACCTGATATGACTGTAGAAACTAACGGTGTTAGAGTTGCTATAGAATTTAAGAGAGGTTCAAGTGGTTCAAGTCTTAGAGAAGGTTTTGGACAATCTACAATATACTCAACGGCATATGATTTCGTAATCTACATGTTTATTGATACTTCAGCAGAAAAGAAGATTGTAAATGGTGCAACGTCAGTAGCAGAACAGGCATATCTAAAGAAGTTATGGGACAATTTTAATATTAAATTTTTAGTAGTATAATGAAGATATTTGCAACAGGAAATCAACAATTTGGAAGACATGGCGCTATAAAGAAATTTAAGCGCCATTTTTCTTGTGTTCAAGAAATGAACGAGGGCATGATAAGCGCTTGGAACTCTGTAGTATCAGACGACGACCTTGTTTATGTTTTAGGTAATTTTGCATGGGATCCAATCACAGCAGACGAAACAATCAGCCAGTTAAATGGAACTATTCTTCTAATCAAGGGAGAGTTCGACGATGCTACTAACGATATTGTTGAAATACATAGGCACAAATTAAACGTGCTTGATTGCGATATTCAAGTTGATAACAAACATGAGATCGTGATGTCGTACTGGCCACTTCGAGACTGGCACAATAAGAAGAAGGGCTATCATTCAGTTATTTCATTCCCAGGAGCTAAATACAAAAGTAACCATAAGCAAAGTCTTATAAACGTAAATTGTGATAGTTGGAGTTTTAAACCAGTAGAGCTTAAAAAGCTTAAGGATTTGTTTGCAGAGATTGAATCATAAATTGTTAATAACTTTAGTGAAAATAAGTGCACAAAAGTTTTTTATTTCGTGCTTTATTGATTATATTAAATTATAACAAACAAAAACAAAAATACTATGCCAAAAATATTTGAAGTAGGAGGTTGCGTAAGAGATGAGATATTAAATGTTCATACGAACGATATAGATTTCACCTTTGTATTAGATGATCTGAATGGTACTGTTGAAGACGGTTTTAACTCTATGGTTTCTCATTTAGAAATTGAAGGTTTCAAAATCTTTTTGAAGACAGAAGACTGTTTTACAGTTCGAGCAAGGTTTCCAAAAGGACACCAGCATGACGGTCTTATTGCAGATTTTGTAATGGCAAGAAAAGAAGTTGGAGTTGTTGAAGGAACTAGACGACCAATCCTAGAATTAGGTACCTTAGAAGATGATTTAACCCGAAGAGACTTCACTGTTAATGCACTGGCTAAATCATTAGATGGTGAGGTGATTGATTTATTCAATGGAAAGAGAGACTTAAGCCTAGGTGTTCTGAGGACTCCGCTGGACCCAATCCAAACACTACTAGATGACCCTCTCCGATTGATCCGGGCATTGAGATTCTCAATCACCAAAAACTTCAAAATAGATGAGGAATTATGGAACGCTATGTTTACTCCAGGTCTATTAGATAAATTAGAGTCTGTAGTATCAATTGAAAGAATACAGGGTGAAGTAGGTAAAATGATGAAACATGATACCGTAGCTTCATTACGATTGTTTAACAGAATTGACCAAAACGAACCAAGGTTATTAGAGATAATGTTCCAAGGAGATATGTGGTTAACTCCAACTATGAAAAAGAAATAACGCCATGTCAAAAATTGAAGATATACTATACAAGGCCCATGATGAGGGTATCACGGATGAGGTTTTTATCGAATCTAAAAAGCTAAGAGAATCTGATCCAGCAAAGTGGAAGCATAGAGAATACTCAGATGTGGTATCAGCAGCATATGATATAGTAATAAAACGAAATAAATTAAAATGAACAATCACGATCTACAACGTATGAACGATCATGACTACCACTCTAAGAAAAAGTGGAGCATAAATCTAACAACCAGACAGGAAAAATACATTGCATCTGCTGTTTGGATCGCAGGCATATTAGCCATAATCGCAACATTAATAATCTTAATAAAATGAGTAAATTTATACACCCAGATATAACTAAATTAAATCTGAAGAAGCAAAGAGAAGCAGAAGAGGCTTTAAAAATTAAAGAGTTAGAAGAAATAGAAGAAGAACTATTTATGATACTAACACAAGCACACTAAACAAATTGTTAATAACTTTGTGAAAATAAATCACCAATGATTTTTTATTTCGCACAAGATTGATTATATTAACATATAACAAATTACAAAAAATAACTAAAACAAGGAATATGATTAAAAAGACCTATAAACAAATGACAGCCGATTATTTAACTACTAAAAGCCCAAAAGCTTTTGCAGTACTTTATAATAGAATTAAGCCAGGTTTAACAGCACATATTAACAAGATCGTTAATGACTGGGACACCGCTGAAGATTTAGCAGTTCAGTCGTTAACAAAACTATGGACTAAGTCAGATCTATATAATCCTGAAAAGGCAATGGTAACTACATGGTTATATAAGATTGGTTTTAATGCTGCTCTTGGATATAAGAACGAGAGAAACAAAACAAAGTCATTAACTGGCATGAAAGAATTTGGAATTGAGGTTAACTCTGAAGGAAATCTAGACGTTGGATCTGAGATCGATACTACCCCTTCATTTAATGAGATGATGGAAGAGGACAATGCACTTCAATTCAAATATGATTTAACAGTTGAGGCTATCAAAAACTTGAAGCCAATGTACAGAGACCTATTAGTAGACAGAATGTTAAATGGTATGAAATACAAGATTCTTGCTGAAAAGCACAATATGTCCCTACAGACTGTTAAGAATCGAGTAAGAAGAGGCAAGGTATTAATTGCAGACGCTGTTAATAAAGAGATGGCATGATGGTAATTGTAGTCTATAAGAAAACTAAGAACTCAAAGATTCATACAATGGAGGTCTATCCAAACGAACAGACTACGGATAGAATAAACAACGCGAATGCAAGAAAACCAATGATACCTAATAAGTATATTATAGAAGAACTTGGTATGGGAGGTGAGGACATGATAGCGATGTATAAGAGTAAGTATGGAATTAAGAACCATAAGACAATAAAATAACATGAAAGATTCAGTAAAAACATTTTTGATTATAGCATTAATGCTATTTAGTGCCATCTTCGTAGCAACAATATTAAAGTATGAAAATACAGTAGATACTTTAAGCTTTACGTTGAGTAACGAGATTCAGAAGAGTATTGAGACCGAAGAGAGATTAACATTTCTTATAGATAGTCTCATATGCGAAATAGACACGATATCTTATGAGTCTATAGATACAACAGTAATTCATTGGCCATGGGGAAGAGAAGAGTTTTATTACTTCAAGTATGAGGTTAAAAATTTATTAGATGCTATTATACAAGTGGAGAGCAGTGATAATGATTCGGCATATCATAAAGGAGAAGACGCAGTTGGTTGTTTACAAATAAGAAAGACCATGGTCAATGATGTCAATAGAATTCTAAAAAGACAAGGAAGCGATAAAAGATTTACATATTTTAATAGATGGAATAGAAATAAATCTATAGAGATGTTTAATATCTACGTAGATTACTATAATTTAACTACAGCTGAAGAAATTGCAAGATGCTGGAATGGCGGACCAAGAGGTTTAAATAACGCAAACACTGTAGGTTATTGGAACAAGGTTAAATCAGAACTAGAAGAAAACAACTCTTAATGCTAAAATTCAAACCAGACAGATCCGCAGCATACGAGAAAATTATGAGAGTTATAGATAGCTGCGAAACTATAGACCACTTAGACGGCGCAAAAAATATGGTAAGAACTTTTGAAAAGACACTACCTAATACCCTGCTTACCTCAAACAACACATATCATCACAACAACATGATAATAAGAGACCTTTATTCTTATCTAAATATTAAAAAAGCTATCCTAATAGGGTAGCTTTTTTCTTTGATATATAAAGAAAACAATAACACTAATATGAGAAATTTAAAAACATTAAATAATTGGCTCTATGAATATAAAATCAATGAAGCAGAAGTAAAAGATTTAGACATGGAAGACATGAATCCTGGCATGGCAAAGACTTTATTAGGCTTGGCAAATAAAGAATATGAGGGTGAGTTTCAAGGATCCTATACTGTCAGCAAAGGAAGTAAAAAGTTGAGATTCGATACATCGCATGCTTTATTAGTTGCGTTTAAAGCCGCAGATGATGGTGGTAATTATGGACCTCCTTATGGTATTAATTTAGCAGCTGGAGGGAAACTAGAAGATTTTGAAAACAATGTTGTAGGTAAGTTAAATACTAAATCACTATCAGCTGCAATTGCAAGCGTGAAGAAGGCTATGAAAGCTGCAGAAAAAGAACATAATAAGTTGGGGAGCTTGGCCGCCGAAGCTGAAAAAAAAAAGTGAATGATTCGGTAGAGATGAATCACGGTAATTTTATAAACGAAGGCGATGATCCATTAGATAAAAATAAGGATGCCATCAGCGATGCAAAGGATAAGATTAAAGAAACTCAGCAAAAGATGTCAGATATTGAAGATGTCAAAAAAAGAAAATTGATGGCATTGAATTTGGAAGTGCTTAATGCTAAATTAGATATGCTTCAATCCCAAAAGAAAATGCTAAGATTCAAATCTAAAATGGATTAAATAAAAAATAAAAATATGAAAAATCTAAAAACATTTGAAGCCTTTATAAATGAAGCTGCGTATAAGGTACCAGCATCAGACTTTGGTAAATCAATGTGGAAATATTACCAAGTAAATGGAGAAAAGACATGGAGAGTTCATTGTGAATATGCAATAGACCAGGTTAAGGGAGACAATGATCCTGAGGAGAGAGATGTAGTATTCTTTGAGGCAATGCCTATTAATAATGACATATACATTAAGATTGGTGGAATTAATAATCTAAAGAAGTCTAATGCTTCTACATACGGAAAGAATTTTGCTACAACTCCTGAAGAATTTGGAGAAGACCCTGAATCAGTTTCATCAGAAGCTGCTAAATTTCTTACAGACAAGGACCATCTTAAGTGGATAAATAAAAATGCAAAGTCTGAAGGTCAAAAGATTAAGTTTGCTATGAAGGATGACTACACTGAAGTAATTAAAACTCTTGTAAATAAAGCGCTAGGGCGATAGAGATATGAAAGGACTTGTAGCTGCAAAAAGCGAAATCGATAAATCATTTCAAATGTTCGTTATTTATTCTGAACATGAAAAATACGCAAGCGATTTTGCTCCTATATTCAAATCTCATGGTTTGGGTTTTTTAGTTCCAGGTAAAAAGCAAATATATATTGACGGAGAGTCTTTAGAAGATTTGACATATGATCATTTACTTGCTATTCAAGCTCATGAAATTTCGCACTATAGACTTAAGCACAAAGGCGATTATTCTGAAAAACAAGAATTAGAAGCTGATGTGGAAGGGTATAAAATATTAGTTGACGGTAATTATACTAAAGCAGCTGTAATACTTAGACAAAGAATAAAGGACCACTACGGTAAAAGAGGCTTAAAAATGCTTGGCGAAAATAAAATAAATAATAATATGAAAAATATAAAAACCATAGAAGATTTTCTAAAAGAGAAAAGAGGTCTTTGGGATAACGTTCATGCTAAAAGAAAAAGAGGAGAAAAGCCTGCAAAGCCAGGAGATGAAGATTATCCAGAAGAAGATGCATGGGAAGATGCTAAAAAAAAATCTAAAGTTACTGAGGCATCTAGAGGCAAAGTCCATAGAGCTGTAAAGAAAGGAAGCTATCCTGTAACTCTTGTTGTAATTAGCAACGGAATGGTTGTCAAGCAGAAGTTGGTCGATACTCCAGAAGCAGTTCCTGCTCATTTTAATACATTACAGAAAGAATACCCAAACGCTAATATATCGGTTGAAGATAATACTGGCAAGAGATTATTTAGCGAATCAGTTAATGAAGGTAAAATGCCAGGCAAATATATTGGTAATGACGAGATAGTTTTTATTAAAACAAAAGAGGATTCAAGAGGAGCTCAATACAGCCTATATTACAAAGGTTATGACATTGATGCAGGCGGTCAATCATTTGGCAGCGAAAAGGAACTAAAAGCATTTGCCAGTAATTACATACTCTCAAATCAATGGTATAATAAACTAAAACATAAAGATGCTAAACCTTTACCAGAATCAGTTAATGAAGGATTACCACCTGGGTATTCTAAATTTTTAGTTAGCCTACAAACACTTATAGGGGATATAGCTCCAAATGCATGGGGAAATAAAAGCCAAATAACCCCATCATCGGTAAAGAGAGTTCATAATTCATTGAAAAAAAGGTATGGTGATGACTATGCAAAATTCAATGACCTATTGAAAACTCAAAAAGGCCAATTCGGAAATTGGTATCTTAAAGAATCAGTTAATGAAGCAGCCTCTGTTATAAGCATGCCTGAGGCAGAGAAGGTATGGGATGCACTAGTGAAGAAGTTTTCAGATAATAAAAATGATTCTATAGAATATCTAAATAAAGATAAGTCATACAGAAATATGGCAATCATGGCTATATTTAGAGCAACAAAATTTTAAAAGATATATAGTAAAACAAACATAAATTTACAAAAATGAATAAATCAGAATTAAGAGCAATTATCTTAGAAGAGTTAGAGAAATCTAAGGCATCTCTTTTAACGGAAAAGTTTGCATCCTCAATTATTGGAGATATTAACAATAGACTTGATAACAGTACATCTAAAGATCTTTGGAACTCAACTGCAAATACCTATGGTATAGCATGGGATAAAGTTAAAGACGAGCATGTTTCAACAGGCGCTAACCCAAGAAGAAATCAGTTAAACATCTTTTTTGTAGCAGCAGGAACTAGAAACCCTTATGCAGGGTCTCAATACAGGAGTTCATTTTATAGGGATGCTCTTTTAGGTATTTCAGTTGGTAAAAAAGTAATTGGATTTAGTGGAAATCATTTTTATAAAGACCCTGGCGCAACTAAAAAGAGTAAAAAAGTTAATACTGATGCAGATAATTATTCAAAAGCTGGAGTTGGAGTTGATGCAAAGGTTTGGAACTATAAAAGAATGTTAGAAGTTTCATCAGAAGTATTCTCTATTGATATAGATGCTATTCAGAACTGGAACAGAGAACTTCAAACTCTTAGAGCTGAACAACGAGACGGAGCTACGGCAATGCAGCAGAACAATCAAATTCTTCAAGATAATAAAAATAGATACAAAGAAGCAATTAAAGTTATTAAAGATGCTGGTGTTTCAGGTAAAGAATTTGAAATTGTAATGGAGCATTTAGCAGATGCTGAACAGATATTAACTAAAGAACTTAAACAAAAAATCAAAGACACTAGAAGAGGCATTGTTTATCCTGGATGGGATAACCCATTCCAACTAGCAGTCAATTTACATAGTGACATGGTTAAGAAGTTTGAAGACTTTCAAAGGTATGCTGTTGATGCAAAAAAAGAAGGCGGATCTTGGTATGCAAAGTATCTTACTCAAATTGCACATGACGTCAAGAAGATAAAAGTAGACTTCGATAGAAGACTCATAAAAGCAACATCACAAAAAGAACAATCAATTACTGAATCAGTAGTTAATGAAAAGAAAGCTGGGTTCGTTGCAATATATAAAGTTATGGGACAGGAGTTTAAATTTGGTCCTTTAAAGACAGATGATAAAAAATCAATCATGGCAATGCTTAGTAATGCTATCCAAGGTGGATTTCAATTAGTAAGAGTTGTTCCTGCTGACCAAGTTAAAGAATCAGTAGTTAATGAAGCTGCATCATTAGTAGATGAGGTAACAGGTAAAGCTGTTAAATTACCTTATAAGACTAAAGATTTTAGAGGAGACCCTATTAAAGTTACCGGTTTTAGAGAACCTCATAAATCAAGTTCTTCTGGTAGAATACAGACAGATCGAGGTGAGTTTTTCCCAGGAGTAGCTGGAGTTAAGATCGTTGGACATCAATTTGAATCTAAAATAAATGAACGCAACGCTTTCTTAGGAGCAAGAGCTAAAGCAATTGAAGAAGATTTAGAAGAGTTTGAATTTAATGGTAAAACTTACCCAGTAACTAAATCTAAAAAAGCAGTTAACGAAGATTACATTGAAACAATTGATGGCAAGGGAGACATTGGAGCAGGTCTTGAACTTATTGAAGAAGCTTGGCTTGATTGGGGTAGAGGACCAATGACGGAGCCAGGTGATATAAAACCAGCAGCAAAAGAATTAATTGGTTATATTAATAATTGGTTAAAGAAAAACATTAAATAATGTAGCAATACAATATATAATAATTGAAAGGTCTGAGAATTCTCAGGCCTTTTTTGTCTAAACATACTTGCCAGTAAACAAAAGAAGAATTGGCTATATAAATATATAACAATTAAACGATATGCAAGACTTAAATGAACTGGTACAGGGCCAAAGGCCTTCTCTGTTAAACGACCAAGAATTCGAATTATTTATTGAAATATATGTAGATGCTTGCTATTCAGGAAGTCGTAAGGGTCAAGCATATATGAATGCGTTATCACAAATAAGGCCTGATCTTTACGAAGAAGTTACGAGGTGTGATTTCAGAGATTGTTTCTACGTAGATGAAAATATATTAAATCTAATTAACTATTTAAACGGAAAAGCATGGAAAATATAAATAAACCAACAATAAAAGGAATCAAGGAGGCTATAAGGTTATTAAAGCTGGAACCTCAAACACCCGGAATTAAAATAATAATTCAAAAACTTCAACAGTTAATATAAATGAAATTATTCATAACACTATTGACTCACCACAATTTGCCATCTCTAAAAAGACTAGTAAATTCAGTAGAGAATCAATACCCAGAAAGTTATCTTGATGTTGAAACAGTAATTGTAGTAAATACATTAAGCGATGATTATTATCAATCAGTACTTAATGAAAACTTTTCATTAAGGGTAATACGAACTGAAAGCAATGGTAAGTGTGGCCTAGGCAAAAATTCATGTAGAGATTTATTTTTGAAAAGTGATGCCGACTTCTTGTCTCAGATTGATGGAGATGATATTATATACCCCACGTTCTTACAATCAATTGCTCAGCATATTAAGCATTACCCTAATATCGATGCGTTAGGTATAGCACCATCCGAGCTTCTTGCTACTTATGATACAGGAGGACATAGTTTTCGATGTGGTGAGAATGATGAGTTTTGGGGATGCGTGTGGGGAATATCTTTAGTTAAAAGGCCTGATCATGGTCCAGGGAGAGGTAGCTGGATAGATCACCCAAAGCCAGAGGGATTTGATAGGATAATATTACAAAGTAAATTAAGCGCTGTCATCAGAATGGATGAAGATATCACAATAGGCGACGATTTCATATATTCTTACCAGCTACTAGCTGAGCACCAAAAAAGAAACCTAAGATATTTTATCACGATGTCCAGCGATCTTTATGTAACTGATCGTACTTTTACAAATACAATAATACACGAATACGGACATTTACCATACGCTGAGGAAATGAAAACAAAAGCGATGCAGCATGTAAATATCAACAGATCTAGTCTAGAAGAATTACCTGTTATCTTTAATGACCTTTTGATAACACATCAAGAAAAGGCAGAATTTCTAAAGAAAATCTTCTAAGTATCAGAAGCAATCAAATTGTTAATAACTTTTTGAAAATAAGTGCATCCGGATTTTTTATTTCGTGCATAAAGTGTTATATTTATACTATAACAAACAAACAAAAACTATGCAAGAACCATTAAGAGACCTACAGTCGTTCGTAGATTTATCAAATCAATCTAACTCGAATACTGATAAAAAGCAAGCTATAGAATACTATGCCTCTAACGAAAACGTTAAATCACTACTAAGATATACTTACGATACATTTAAGCAATATGGAGTTTCATCTGCAAATTGCAAGAAGAATTCTGATCTACTTGGCCACTCAAATACTTATGGCAGTATTTTTACTCTATTGGATGACCTGGCAAATCGAGTTTGTACAGGACATACCGCAATTGCAAATGTTAACAGATTCATCTTAGAGAATAGACAATATGAGGATCTCATTTGGAATATTATTGATAGAAACCTTAAGACAAGGTCAACTATCTCCATGATTAACAAGGTGATCCCAGGACTTATACCTACGTTTGATGTAGCTTTAGCTTCTAAATATGAGCCTAAGAATTGTGATTTTGAAAACGAGGAATGGTTAGCATCTAGAAAATTAGATGGAGTACGATGTATTATTAGAAAGCGAGGCGGATATGTTAATGCATATTCAAGAGCAGGAAAAGAATTCCTAACTTTACAAAAAGTTTTAGACGACGTATCTATGTTACCTGGTGACTTTGTTTTAGACGGAGAAATTTGCTTGATGGATAAAGATGGAAATGAAGATTTTCAAGGTATTATGAAGCAGATTAAAAAGAAAGATTTTACTATGGATAATCCTAGATTTGTTATATTTGATTATTTAACATTAGATGAGTTTGATACTAAAAAAGGTACTACAAAACTAAATGATAGACATCAGAATCTTCAAGGATTTGATTTAGATTCTACTGCTACTTTAACACTATTAGAACAGCATCTAATAGAAGATGAACGACAATTATTAAGTATGATCGCAGATGCTGAATACCAAGGATATGAAGGAGTGATGTTAAGAAAGAATATTGGATATGAGGGTAAAAGAAGTAAGAATCTTCTAAAATGCAAAAAGTTCTTCGATGCAGAATATAAAGTAATTGATATAGAACATGATTTCAATAGAGTTATAGTAGATGGAGTAGAAGTAGAAGAGATGATGATGAGAAACGTAGTTATAGAACATAAAGGTAATAGAGTTTCTGTAGGAAGCGGCTTTTCTCATGAACAAAAAAGAAAGTACAACGCAAACCCCCAAGATATTATGGGTAAGACTATCACTGTACAATATTTTGAAGAAACTACAAACCAAAACGGAACCCATTCTTTAAGATTTCCTACGGTAAAAGCAGTTTATGAAGGCAAAAGAACAATTTAAAAATAAAATAGATATGACAAAACCAAGAATTTATGAAGCACTTTTAGCAAGGTGTAAGGCTGACAGAATTGAAGCACTAGCAACGTTAGATGTCTACATGAGTAATCCTGTAGGAATAGGAGAACATCCACAAATAGTCGAAGAGGCTATGAAGCAACTAGAAAAATTGGCTACAGCTGAAGGTAAACTAATCGAATTAGAAAAGCAATACGGTAATGTCGGATAAAATACTAAAAACCAAACAGTATAAAAAGAAGGGTTCACCTAATATTTTAGTAATAGGACCAAATACCTGGATGAATGACCCCAAAGAATACCCAGACTGGTTCGTAGACATAACAAGTTATAGTAAAAAAAGTAAAAAACAAAAAGAATCTTCGACCATTATTAAGAAAGATTTAGAAAATTATTTACGAATGTACCTTAATAAAGGATGGGAAGAACTAGACAAAAAAGAGTATGTTGATATTTCTTCCGAGGTTGGTGAAACAAAAAAGAAAAAGTAATATATAATACTCCACTACAAATTAAACAAAATAACAAAAGCACATATGAAATTATCGAGTGAGATACTATCAGATATTACAGTACATATGAAGTACGCTAAATATCTACCAGAAGAGAATAGAAGAGAGACATGGAGTGAACTTGTTGACAGAAATAAAGCAATGCATGTCAAGAAGTTTCCAGAACTAAAAGAGCAGATCGATAAAGCATATCAACTAGTATATGATAAGAAAATATTGCCATCAATGAGGTCACTGCAATTTGGCGGTAAACCAATTGAGATTAGTCCTAATAGATTATATAATTGCGCTTATTTGCCAGTTGACCATATAGATTCTTTTAGTGAGTGTATGTTTCTATTGCTTTCAGGATGTGGTGTAGGATATAGTGTACAGAAGCATCACGTAGAACAGCTACCTCATATACTTAAACCGTTTGAAAAGAGAGAAAGGCGTTTCGTGATTGGAGATTCAATTGAAGGATGGGCTGATGCAATTAAAGTATTGGTTAAATCATATATGGGATCCAAGAGAAATTCTAACATCAAATTTGACTATTCAGATATTAGACCTAAAGGAGCTTTATTGGTTACTTCTGGTGGAAAGGCTCCAGGACCTCAACCATTAAAAGAATGTTTGGTTAAGATTAAAGGAATCTTTGAGGCAAAGGGAGATGGCGACAGATTATCAACAATCGAAGTTCATGATATCGTCTGTCATATTGCAGATGCTGTTCTTGCTGGAGGTATTAGACGAGCTGCACTTATTAGCCTATTTAATGCAGACGACGACGAAATGATTAGTTGCAAGTCTGGTAACTGGTGGGAATTAAATCCACAAAGAGGTAGAGCAAATAATTCAGCAGTGTTGATGAGACATAAAGTAACTAAAGATTTCTTTATTAATCTTTGGGAAAGAATTAAATTGAGTGGAGCAGGAGAACCTGGAATATATTTTAATAATGATAAAGATTGGGGAACAAATCCTTGTTGTGAAATAGCATTAAGACCATATCAATTCTGTAATTTATGTGAGGTTAATGTTTCAAACATAGAATCACAGGATGATTTGAATGAAAGAGTTAAGATGGCTACATTTATTGGAACACTTCAAGCATCTTATACCGATTTTCATTATTTAAGAGAGGTTTGGAAAGAGACTACCGAGAAGGATGCTCTTATTGGGATCTCAATGACTGGTATCGGTTCTGGAGTTGTTCTTGAATATGATATGAAAAAGGCAGTTGGTATTCTTAAAAGAGAAAACACAAGAGTTGCAAAGCTTATAGGTATTAATCCAGCAGCAAGAACTTCAACCGTGAAGCCAGCAGGAACTACTTCATTAGTTCTAGGTACTTCTTCAGGAATTCATGCATGGCATAATGATTATTATGTTAGAAGGTTAAGAGTTGGAAAGAATGAAGCAATTTATGGATATCTTAATGAATATCATAGTGAATTAATAGAAGATGATTATTTTAGACCACATGATACTGCAGTTATTAGTATTCCTCAAATGGCTCCTGAAGGTTCTATATTGAGAACAGAATCTCCAATGGATTTATTAGAAAGAATCAAGAAAGTTGCTACGGAATGGGTAAGGCCTGGTCACAGGAAAGGAAGTAATGGACATAACGTTTCAGCTACTGTTTCATTAAAAGAAGAGGAATGGGAAAGCGTAGGAGAATGGATGTGGGATAACAGAAACCACTACAACGGGCTCTCAGTATTACCATATAATGGAGGTACTTATGTTCAAGCTCCATTTGAAGATATAGACGAGGCAAAATACAATGAGCTTCTGGAATCAATGCGATCTATAGACTTAACAAGAGTCGTGGAAACAGAAGACAACACAACACTGAGCGGAGAACTAGCATGTGCTGGAGGAGCCTGCGAAATTACATAATGAGGAAAGACGATTGGATAACTCGACTATATTATGGATTCGCAATTTAAACAAAAATAAAGAACTGTATATAATAATCTAACAATTAAAATAATAAAAATGGAAGACAACAAAGTTTATCAATTATTCGAAGAAGTAAAAACTGCTATCGAAGAAACACAAGTAGATGTTAACAAATTCGCTGAAAAGGGAAATAATTCTGCTGGAACTAGAGTAAGAAAGGCTATGCAAACTTTAAAGAACCTTGCACAAGAGATTCGTAAAGAGATTTCTGCACAGAAGAGCGCGTAACTTAATCTGAAATATAAACAATTTAAGAATCCTTGATATAATATCGAGGATTTTTAATATAATAAGATATGATAACAAAAGCAATAAACATATACGACTCTTCGTTAGTGAGAGAATCTGTATATGAGTACGAGACAAAACTACTAACGATAACTTTTCCATCAGCAATATATCATTACCATGATGTTTCTGTTGAAGACTATGAGGAGTTTGCAGAGTCTGATTCACAGGGAAAGGCCTTGAACAGTATTATCAAAAATAAATACGAATTCACAAAAATAGAAACGGAAGATGTCATTGATTAAAAATATAGCAACATTCTGGCCAAACTTTATAAGAGAGGCTCGGTTATTGTTTAAGTATGGAAAGGCAGTTAAGTCTATTCAACCTGAACTAGAAAAAGAAGGACTTAGAATTGACTGGCTTGGCCGTGTCTATACTGTAATTAATTTAGATGAAGAATATAAGAACCAGCCTGAGATGATGCAACAATCTATCGTCTTTAAAGAGTTGAAGCCAGTAAGCGATATTCTTATGAAATACGGTCTTTCAGATCATGCATATCCATTAATTGAAAAGATACAAGACGACCAGGCTGTTGCATTTTTAGTGGTGTTATATCCAGAGACTGATTACTTTAACTTCTGGAGATTTTTATGGAATACCTTATTTTTATGCACATTTACGAAGTTAGTTTTATTGAGTATTAATTGGACGCCTCAAGTTATTGAGTGGTTCCAAAACCTATAATATGACTGAAGATATTAAAAGAGTAGAAGTAAACGGACGAAGACATTACCAGATTAAAGATGGTGAAAATACACATACATTTCCTTCAGTAACTACAATATTAAGCCATACTTCAGATAAGAGTGGTTTAGCTGCATGGAGAAAAAGAGTTGGAGAGGCCGAAGCAGACAGAATCTCAAGCCTCTCGATGAATCGTGGTACAGTCATGCATCGACTGATTGAATTATATAAACTTATAGACGGAAGCAACGACGAGCGTCTGGATGAACTTAAGGTGCTTGCAAAAACAGATGAGGAGATAACTCAATTCGATATTGAATTTATTGATGCAGGATGGGTAATGTTTATGAAGTTTTGGGATAACCATGAACATTTTTTTGATAGAGTTGCAGAGGTATTAGAATCTGAAACATTTTTATGGAGTAGCATTGGATACGCTGGAACTGTAGATAACATTAGCAAAATGTCAGACGGATCTATATTAGTTATAGATTACAAGAACAGCAGACGACCAAAGAGAGACAGATGGGTACAGGATTATTATCTTCAGCTTGCAAGTTATTATGTTGCATATTATCAAAGGTCAAGAACTATTCCAAACGGAGCTGAGATCTGGATTGCAAACGAAAATGACGAAATGCCCCAGATATTTACATTAACAAAGTCAGATATTAAGTATTATTTTGAAAAATTTAGAAAGAGACTTAATATCTACAACAGCGAACTAAATTCAAATATATAATTAACAAAACAATATATAAATTATGGACGTAATTAAACAAAACTACATTAACATTTCACTAATAATGCTGCTTATGTTATTATTAGGACAGTGTGGAAGTTGTAGTAAAGCAAACACTGTAACAAAAAAAGTTAAAGAATTAACGGTAGAGATTGATAGTCTTCAAGACGTTGTTGTAAATCAACAAGAGATGATAGAACTTATTAAAACAGTTCCAGCATGGAAGACATTGAGAATCGAAGAAATTTCTGATAAAGAAAGAATTTCGATCAATGCGTTAGAAGAAAAAGAAGACTAATATGAAGGGAACAGTAAAAAACAAATGGGTGCATGGCTCTATAATAGCTACATTCGTCGTGTTATATTTTATGGTGTCTATTATTTCAACGATTCACGTAATAGATTTCTTTAAACTTTCTAACCCAACCTGGTTAGCTATATCGTTGGCTATTGCTTTTGAAATAGGAGCAGCAGCATCTCTTGCTGCTATAATTATACTTGAGAAGACTAGCAGATTTATGGTATGGTCGTTGTTCCTTATATTGACGGCAATGCAGGCAATGGGTAATACCTATTACGCGTTTATAAATTTAGTAGATTTTCAAGGATGGGTAGAGTTATTTGGATTAGTAGATGCAGAACCAATTGCTCAAAAAAGAATACTTTCAATTGTTAGTGGAGCAATACTTCCAATAGTAGCTCTTGGATTCATTAAATCATTAGTAGATTATATTAGACCAGACGAGTTAAATAAAAAAGTAGAAGTCAAGGATAATGAAGATCTTGGATTTTTAGGAGAAGAGACTAAAATCAGAGTAGAGAAGAAGGATATTGATGATACTGAAGAATTTCCTATCATCGATGCTGCATTAAAACAATACGTATCCGACGGGTATGATGATAATTATATTGATAAAGAACCTATAGAAGAACTTGAAGAAGAAGTAGAAGTTCCTTCACCTCATTATTCTCCACAGCCACCACTACCTCCAGTAGAAGTAGTAGAACCTCCAGTAGAAGTACCCGAACCTTTTGCAACAGAGGTTGAGCTACACAGGGATACAATAGAAAAGATACAACCACAGAGAGATTATAATTCACTTAAGAAAATAGGGAAAGATTGGATAACTTAATAGTTAGGAGAATTAGCGCAAAGCTTGAGTCTCCATATATCGCAAAACCTTTGCATAAGGACACTGTTTCTAAAATGCTTAAAGGCAATGATACTACAATTTACAGGTTGTATCAGATCTCAGATGGCAAGAAAGAACTTAATTATTTTGCAGAGATTGTAGGAGATAATACCTATTCTTTTTCTGCATATGTTAAGACTACTTTTGCCTTTGCTGGAGAAGCCAGAGAACAGATTAATAATATCGGTAAGTTTAGTAAACTCTTACTAAATACACCTAAATATGAGGTTAAATGCTCAATGACAGAACTTTATACAAATAAAACCATATTTAAGTACAGCCATGAGGTCTCTACTGAAGCCCTTGCGTACAACTCTATGGAACAATGCATAAAAGAATTGAATAATAAGTTAAACAAAATACAAGAACCCTATATAACTATTAAATAAACAATACTATGACAAAAATGACAACAGTAAAAAGTGCCCCAGCTGAAGAAACAGTAGACGCTGCAACAGTTGAACCAACCCAAACAGAAAATACGGCAAAGCCAGTATTTGAAGAGATTGAAGGAATGGACCAAAGCTCAGCTATTTCAGTTTTAATACAAACTGCTGAACTTGCTCAAAAGGCTGGAATACTTACGATGAGAGATTCAGTAGTACTTGCAAAAGCAATATCTTTATTCGTACCGGGCAAACTATAATCAAATTGTTAATAACTTTTTGAAAATAAGTGCATCCAGATTTTTTATTTCGTGCTTTATTGATTATATTAAACTATAACAAAAACAAACAAATATTTATTAATTAAAAACAATCAAAGACTATGTCACAGATTACAACACTCAGCTCAGAGTTAATTGAGCACAAGCAAAAAGAAACTCTTGATGCACAATCTTTAAGAAAGATCGTACCATTTAGAGACATTAACATTGTCAATGAAAAGACCCTTGAATACAAAGGTCATAATTTAAACATGACAAAAGATGCATTCAAAAACCTATTAAATATCTTAGGTATGTCGCAGAACTTCTCAAACAGATTTGAAAGACTGTTTAATGCAGAAGCAAAAGCACAATTCATTAATAGAATGAAAGATGCAATGACCTCTAATAGAGGCAGTCTAAACAACGTAACTTTAGTACTAAACCCAATCAGCAAAAGCGTTGTTGGTATTAGTAAAAAAGAATCAGTTGGTATTTCAAATAGCCAATTCGTTCAGATGACAGATAATATCATCAACGAACAAGGTCTTGATGTTACAAATTGGTCTACGGATCCTAAGACTGGTATTATTACAGTTAATACATTTAATCCAAAGGCAAACTTTGAGATTGGAGGTCTAACAGATGAAGTATTTACTGGAGGAGTAACTTTCAAGAATACACCAACTGCTGGAATGCAAGTATTACCTTATGTAAACCGTATGTGGTGCGCAAATGGACTTACAACTTCAGTTTCTGAAGAATCTCATATCCTTTACTCTTTAGATAAAGACAATATGGAGAAGTTTCATTCAAATTTAAATGATTTGCGTAAAAACAACTATGCTCCAATTGGTTTTGGTGATAGAGTAAGAACTGCTAATGATACAAGAGCATC